ACCTGGCGAACAGATTAGTTTTGTACGGAGTCTGTCAACACCGGACGATGGATTAGTCTTGCGACCCGCAGGGCCGCGCGACACACCAACGCCAAGTTCTTTTGATAGGTGTCTTTTAACCTATGTGACATATGTTAGTCTAAATAACATAAGTAGATGGAACAGAGCTAATTGACATATTGTAATTAGATGTTACTGAACCACCATTGTCACCGAATTGGAAGAAAGCATTAGTACTATTTAAAGTAACTAATACAACTACGACCAATTGAGTACCGGAAACGTTACCAGAAGTGCGAAACACTGAAGTAAGCCCGTACTGAGTACTATTAAAAGTTGTATAAGCTAAAGTCGGAGCTTCATACACAATAATGTACTTACCTGAGGTTTGAGTGGCAGGAAAGTAAACGTTGGTACCTGTACCTACGATGGGCAGGAAGGAGAACAACGTACTAGAACCAGTTTGAACGACTGGACTACCAATAAGCGGTCCAGAGGGGCTGGTCGAGCCAGTAATACCATACCAGGTTGTGGTAACAAACGAATTAATGATACTCTTCTTGTAGAAAGATATATCATAAGATATCCATAACTCACCTAACAACACGCTGGCATTATTTACACCAGTAGTTGCGAGTTGAAAGTTACCCAAGGATGAAAATTGAACTGGAGTAGTAGTATTGTAACCAACATACATAAGTTCAAGAGGCCGTTGTTTAGGATCGCATTCAATACCATGCGTCCCATTACAGGAAGAGCGCATTGAATTGCTATAATCTTCATTTTCCATGACAAGTTTACTAGTAAACAAAGGTTCAATGGCGTTATAGTTTGTGGCCATAACGACAGTCCCAAGAGCCTGACTAGTCCCATTAAACTCCGAAGAAGTTGAGACAAATTCAAATACAATACCATGGGGCCACCATTGCTCGTATAACGGAGCAATGTTGGACAACCAAGGAAAGGTTGAAGGGTTTGCAGGATTGAGAGGAAAACTTTGAAGATTGAACGTGTTAGCTTGAGAAGCAGAGAAAATGTCACCGAGACATTCACGTTCCCTAATACGAACAGAGTTGTTGCCTGTAGCGAATTTAGGCACAATAGCTGCTTCCATGTTTTGTAAACCAGGAATTAAGCTATTGGCAGAGATTTTGTAATCTCCGAATCCAAGAAGTGAGGACACTTTGGAACCCAATTTGCTACCAGCCAGTGCTCCAGGAGCACCTCCGACGAGGCTACCGAGAAAAGCACCGGCTTTTGGGGCTAAGGCTTTAACGCCAGAAGACAACGCGCCTGAAACGTTAGGAATCTTCTTGTCTAGTTTATCAAGCTTAGACATTAAGGCGTTATGATTTTCAGACGTCATCTGATAATCACCTTTGCCGACCAAAACAACTTTGGTTTGTTTGTTTGATTTACTCTTGCGAGAGGTTTTGCTTTTAGCCATATTGAAAAACTTTTCACCGAGACACATAAGGGTCGGTGCAAAACAGTCATCAATCACGTGCCAAATCTGGTGCGATAGAATAAAGAAACTCAAGAGCTTTCGCATATTGAGGGTGATTGCCGAAGCAAATACCAAAAGAAGTCATTCTTTCTAACCAGAAGTCCTGACTGTACAAACAATTAGCCAAGAACTTCTCGATATTTTCTTGGTAAGAGCCTGAAGAAGTAAAAACAGTAGAACAAAAATTAAATTGTTCAGTCTGTAATGCAAAGTCAGTAATCTCAAATCCAAGTTGAGCATATACGTCAGTTGAATCTTTTGTGTTAGAATCTAGATTATCATCACCAGCAGAAAGGCAAAACCTAAAAGGCTGATTAGTAATCAGTGACACTTCGTAGGAAGTGAAGCTTCTAACAAAAGAATTTGAAGAGAACGTCAAGAGTTTACCAGAAACGACAGTACCTAGGCGAAAAACAAAAAGTTTTCCGTCACTAGATTGAGTCGCTCGAAACAAAGAGGAAAAGTAGTACCCTAACAAAGTGAAAAAGTGGTTTTCTTTTCCATAGTTGATACTATACCCTTCTGCAGTAAATTCAATAAGCATCATAGAATAAGCAAGACGCATAAAGTCACACCAGTGATGGCGTGATCTATTAGCATATTCCCACCCTCTAACATCAGAAGATGCTAAAGGAGAATTTTCTGAAAAACGATTGAACATTTTAGCAGTTTCGCAAGGAGTTGTTATGTCCAAGCTAACCGCAGTTTGATAAGTTTCCTTATCTTGCTTTTGTTCTGTAACGAGAAAATTATGAGCTAGAACACGTACTGCAGTAGTCTCCATTAAGGAAACCATGTTAACGAGTCTGGGTTTCTTACCTTTCACACGTGGTTCGCCTTTAACTTTAAGCAGAACAGGGTCTGAATAGTTATTAGCTAATAGTGATTGAGTAAGATGCGGATTTGGTTCACAGTCGTAACCGAGGATCGCTTTAACTTCCTCATCCGATGCAGCGCCGGTAATTAGATTGTGAACGTCTGAACCAAGTCGTTTCCAGTTGGATAGACGAGATAAAACGGACGTATAAATCACAGAATCGTGAGTATCGGTAGCATCGTTATTTGTTGCAACATAACATAAAGGACTGCCAGGAGATTTAGATGGGTGAGCCATACCTCTGAAAATTTTGTAAAAATCGAAGTTTAAATCACCGTTTCTATTAAAGAACAGATCAAATGGTTGCTCTTGTCTAAACACGTATGTTTGACAATAATCTTTCAAGTTGTTGTCAACAAGAAAAGATGAGAATTCAATTTGAGGTTCAATAGATCTCTTGACATAAAAATTAATCAAGCCGATGTCAGTTTGATAATCGCTTGGTTTTGGCCCTCTATCCGGGAAGTTAGACTCGACAGCTGTTTTCGCTGTCGTACGACTTCGTCGTTTGTCATTCCATCCTTTGAAGCGAGCTTCTTGATGAGGTTGCTCTGTTCCACGATCAACTTGTCTCTGTGCGAGATCGTCGATTGAAGTAGGTCCTGAGTTTTCCTCGCTTCTGTTAGCTGCCCAGTAGTACCTTTCAGCAATACTGTCTGCCCATTCGTTTCCCCTTGTTGTGGGGTACTTCGCTTTGGGCTCGGGTCTCGGTCGTGCGCTGCCGATAATCGTTGCGACACCTTCTTTTGTCCAACGGTCTTCCCCGAAGAGCGAAAAGCCTCCTGCTCTGAGGAAACCGTAGCACGAGCTGTCATCTGTGAAGTCAATAACTGCCGTGGCTCCGATTGAACAGATTCATCTGTCCATCCTTCGTCAAAAGGTGAGTCGGAGTCATCAGTTCTGAGATAGTCTTCTCCAGTGAAGCGATACGATTCAATGCTACAGTCAGATGTTTCAACAATTCGTCCACTTTCAAGGTTTCGTCGCTCGTAGAGCGAGAAGAAGGCACTTTCGTGCTTTCTTGTACCACTTGAATAGGATCTGCAAAAGTCAAAACATTCTTGCTTTCCTGCGTTGTTTTCGAGGACGACCCCCCGTTGCTGAAACTTGGTTGAGTGATATCAATGTATCCTTCGGCACTAAAAGCGTTTTCGTGACCGCTAGTATTGCTTTCGAAATACTTGTCAATTTCGGCAAAAGCTTTAGCAGCTAATGCTTTTTGTTGACGGCTACCAATCTTAAATCCTTGCATTTCCAAGTCTCTAGACTCTCGAAAGTAGACATCCAAAGTCTGCTGTCTATGCTTTTCATATCCTTCATCTTCATCTTCATTCTTTTCCCAATATCTTCGAAGACGTCCAACTTCTTCCTCTGACGCAGTATTTTGTCTTTCATACATTTCATAACGAGCATTCTCATTAGAAAAGATCATCATTTGCATTTCTGCATCGAAATCATCGTCAGGTTGTTCATACCAATCTTTACTAGATCTGGTACCGGTTTCATTGTCTTCAAATTTAAACTGTTGTTTCTTTTCTTGCGAAATGAAACGAGACCAAAAGGAGTTACTATCGTCGCCAATAATAACATTCTTATAGTTAGGGACAGTGTTAAGCAAAAGATTGACATAAAAAGCATTAACTTTCTTATCATTAACAGCCTCCACATGAGTACCAACAATTGCATCACCTTGCATGATAGGAGCACCCGAATCACCAGGTTCAGATGAGTAATCAGCGGTATAATAGCAACAATGGTTATCCAAAGTCATAGGAGGTTTGACAGGAAGAGATTTACTAGTAGAAGTAAAATACCCACCGGTATTCAAACTTTTAATAGTGACATTTGTACCTACGCAAAATCTAGCATGCTTAGCGTGTTTCATACCTAAACCACACTTTTCAGTGTCAGAGATACGAATCATACGCGAATCATGAGTGAGCCAGTCAAATGTCTTACCTACAAGAGGCAAAACTTTCTTGTCCTTAACAACATGATAACTCAAATCTGGGTTACTAATGCAGTGGTAAGCAGTGACTAAATAATACTCACCGCAAAAACGAATGCAATAGCAACAACCAATTGGAATAAATGAGTCACCATCTTTGTAAACAAGCTGAGCTAAATAAGGTTCTGATTCTGAAATGTCACGTTTAACACGTGCACCGGCAGAAGCCATTTCCTTACTCACACCATTGATAACAACGGGAGCTTGTTTAACAACTTGCCCAATATTACCATCGAAATCGATGGCAATACAAGCTTTACGCCATTCAAAGTTGATTAACCACTCAAGGATAATCAATAGAGCGAGCATGGTCCAGTTGCCGGGCCACAAAACAAACACGGCACGCGCAATAGCTGACAGATACGAAGCCCACTTCATGAAGTGAGTAAACCCTTCAAAAGGTGAGTCGTGAGTAATCAACAAAGCGACTTGACGGCGACTGATCGCACGCCAATTCTTCCCGTAAATCATATCGAATGAAAAACGAGGCATCTGACGCCATAACAACAAACAAATCACCATAATTAAGAAACATTCCGTAGAATGCGCATAAATATAGTTAGTTTGATCTTGCCAATCAGATAAAGAAAAACCCTCGCCAAAGAGTAATCCTTTAGTAGATTGAAATGCTAAAAGCAACGACGATGAAGCTGATGTGAAGACGATGCCCCACAAAATTTCAAGCACTTGTATAACTCGTGCTGCCGTTTCTTTTGCATCTTCCGCAGCCGTTACCGGGGCGGGTACAAAGTTTTTAACGAAAGAAAACATTTTGATAGCTTTAAAGAATGC